ACTTGTTTCTATTTATATTAAAAAGCATCAAATGTGGTGTTACTAGAATCAAATGTAAGTGCAACTGAGTCAAATGTAATTGCACTTGTTTTTGTTGACACATTACTAGCAACAGATGTTCCTACTGATACATTACTTGTTTGTGTATATTCTCCAAACATTTTAGTTCCTGCTGGATGTAATAAATTATCTACAAACTGTCTATATTTTTGTAATGCTGTTTTAGATCTGATCACGTAACTATAAACTTGATAAAAAAAGTTATCTTGTAATCTGTTGTTCCATGATAAGAAACCTTTTGTATCTGTATACTTACCTTCATAAGCTCTTAATCCTGTAATCGAAGGTAGTCCTGTTGCATTTGCTGTTGGTGTTCTTGTATCATTTACAATACTCAAATTTTCATATTTGTTAAAACTTAATCCACCATCTGTTACTGTAGTTGACTTCAAAGCACCATCAACATGAGTTGCAGTTATAATTGCATTGTTTCCTTTGAATGTAGTTGGTCTATCTGGATCAACTAATCTTAATTCTGCTACTGCTGGATTTCTAACAGATATGTTTGGAATGTTAACATAATTGTATCCATAACTCGTTGTATAAACACTGTTGATTGTTCCAACTGTTGTGTTTACAAATGCTAAAGCACTTCCAAGTTTACTGTTTACATTTGCAACAGCTAAGTTAGCACTTAATGATCTTGCATTAGCACCTAATCTTGGAAATGCAGTATTTGTATTTGCGTTTGTTGTAGAACCAGTTACATTTAACGGAACATTAGCAACAGCTGATATATCATCACTATCAATTAATAAAACTTCTGTATTACTTAATGTATCAACATAGAAAGAAGCACCTGTTCCATTATCATCAGCTGTTACTGCTACAATATTGTTTCCTATTGTATAACCTTTACCACCATGTGTAACAGAAAATTGTATTGCACTGAAGTTGTCTGTTTCAGCAACAGTTGCTTTACCATCTCTTGTTGATGTTGGAGTAGATAATGTTAAACTATCTCCAATAACATAACCAGCACCTTTATCAGCTAAGTTGATACCTGTTATAGTACCTGTAATATTATAAATTGTAGCATTAACTGTATTGCCACTATTTCTTACTAATTCTAAATCTTGAAAATCACCACTAATACCTGACAAGAATAACTCTTGCACAATAAATCCAGATTCAGTTGTTCTGTTTATTCTTTCTACTTTAGCGGTAGCACCACTACTTAGACCTGTAATGTTTTGTCCTAAAAGTGTTTGAGTATTTCCTAAAGCTGGATCACCAACTCTAATACTATTTTCTTTAACATATCTACCATCAGATGCTCTTAGTATACTTTCACCTGGATCATATATTTCTATTTCTTGGCCATACAATGCTCTGAATAATAATTGATAACTTTTTTCGGATCCTCTTGAGGTATATAAATCTTTAGCTCTTTTCAATAAAAAATGAGTATTAGCTTGAGTAGATCTTGGTATATCTGGAATTATTTCTCTTCTAAGATATTCAGTATACTTGTCTATAGAAGTATCAATATCTTGAAAGTTTAAAAGATTTCTACTTGCATCTAAAACATTATTGGCTGTTGAGTTTCCAGACTCTAAAAATTCATAATAACCTTCCATGAAGGCTTGAAACAAAGGTGCATCTGATCTTATAAAATCTGGTAGCTGCTGACCTATCTGAGAAGATATTTTATCTGAAACAGCCATTAGTACACCAGATTAGTTACACCACCTGTAGATCCTGTTGATAAGATTCTAGCTGTTTCACTTGTAATAGTTTCAGTTGTTCCTGCAGTTGTAATATTAGAAACACTTGACTCTACAACACCCGTTGAATCGTTTACAACATCAATGGAGGCTTTTGATATTAGTAAGATCATGTTTCTAGCAGGAGCTATGTCATTAATTGCTGGTTTAGCATTGACCTCTATAGTATCAGAACTTGTTATGATCACACTTTTTATTGTAACTAATCCTGAACTATAATCTACCGTTCCAGCAGATGTATTTAAATAAGTTTTATTGTTTTGAGAATCTAAATAATAAATTCTTAATATTCCATTACCATCATCATCTAAGAAACATGTTTGATTTTGAAAAGTAAAAGAAGTACTTGATACAGCTCCATAATGTCCTGCATGTGGGTTTGAAATACTATTGTTAAATGCAATACTATATGATGTTGTAATGTTTTGATTAGGACTAAATCTTTTCATCATTCTATAAGTAATATTTGCACCCAATATACTTGGATCGCTTGATACCATATCATTTACAAAATTACTTTCTCTAAACTTTCTATCAAACAAACTTAAATCGGATGTTTCAAAATCAACAACAGCTTGTGAAACTTTATCAGATATTGAACCAGCTGTCAATGTCGTTTGACCAACATCATATCTTATAGTAATACTTGGTACAACATATAAGTAAGTTGCATCAACAAATGTAGGTGAAATAGTTACAACATTTTTAGAAGTAAGTAAAGTAGTTAATTCTGCTTTTCTTTGATCTGATAATAGATTACCACCAGTTGGTTTAGCTGCAATATAAACTTTACCATATATTGGTGGATCATTATCTTCTCCACCCCAAACACTTACAGCTTGCAAATCAGGTGCTTCTGCAAGCAATGTTCTTGCATAATCGTTTTTAATTACAGCTCTATTTTGTCTTTGAAAACTTTTAGGTGCATTAAATTTAATACTTGAAATAGATTCAGCATTAGCTCCACCAAATGCTGAGTTTGCAACTGTTACTGTAAATGTGGATTGTCCTCCTATTGTTGAAGGTGCAGTAAAGTTATTTGCTCCATTTGTAGCTGTTCCATTAACAACATTATAATCGGCAATTACTATATTACCGTTATCTAAAGCTGTACCTAGTACACCATCTCCAAATAATAATTCATATTTTCCATTTTCATTTTCTTGTACAAAGTAAACATTACTATTTGCTGTTACATCAACTATATTGGTTGCTTCTACAAATGTTCTAAGTGATGTATTTGAAGTGCTTGTTTGAATTTTTATTTTAAGCGTTGTTGTATCTGCATTATTATTATTTAATACAAATCTTTGACTATCATTATTTGTATCTACTGTAAATTTTTGAGTTACTGGTTCACCTTCTTTTATCACAATAGTATTACTAGTATATCCAGTTGATTGCAATAATACATAAGGTTGTCTTGTTGTAAATTTATATTGTATTCCGTCTATTGTTGAAGTAAATAATGTATTAGCACCTATAGTCAAACTAACTACATTTGTTGAAGGTGTAACTGTAACATTTAAAGTTGCTGATGATCCTCTTGCTGATGTTGGTGTATATCCTAACATTTTAGCTCTAGCTACTACATTGTTTCTAACTTGAGCACTATCAAGAAACATTTCATTACCTACCATATTAACATATACAGCATTATAGTAAGTATTATAAGCTAACAGATCAATTATATTAGATAAAGCACTTCCTTCAAAATCATAATCAGTAAACTGAGGTTTACCTCTTAAAAAATTTTTAAGATTAGTCTTAATACTATTAAAGTTAAGATCTGTAACTCTTATTGCACTATTGGCTTTAGCCATTATCTAACCCTCGTTAAAAAGAAACTGACTACTTCTGGATCAGTTTGATTGACAGCTCTAAATTTAATTGAAACTTCTATTGCATTTCTATCTATATTTTCAACAACAAAAACATCAATTAATTCTGCTCTTGGTTCATATTCCCTGATTACATCTTCTATATCTGTTCTAATATCAACTTCTATTTCACTTCCATTACTTGCTAAATCAAATAATCTTGATCTTATATTACCACCTAAAAATGGTTGATATGGTCTTTCACCTTTGTCAGTTAATACTAATGTTTTTACTGCTCTAGCAATAGCAGCATTGTTTGTTAAAGTATTAATTTTTCTAGTGACTGGATGCTTGTCAAAAAGTAAATCAACATCTCTATAAACAACATTTCTAATTACTGACACTTTATCTCCTAATTATTTTTCATATCTTGGATTTCTTTGCGTCTATCTTTACATAGTTTCGAAATCTCACTCAATGCTTTTCGAGCTCTAGTACCGGCGCTTTTATTTCCTGATACAGCCTTTTCATTCTCATTAGTATAAGTATTGAAAAGACTTACTAAAGTTTCATGTATATCCATAATTATCTCCTTTTACATTATTTATGTGTTTAACCAGCGAATACGTTATCAGAACCTTCAGCAACTGAAGTACATGCTGATATTGAATCTCCTATACGACCACATCCTTTGTTATTGACAAATACAGTAGTTGATCCAGTTGCAATTGGTGCAGCATGTGATGGACAAGGTAATCCTGGTAACAAGTGTACATTATTGTTATCTCCTTGTCTTGATACAGCTATGTTGTTAACATATACATTTGGTGAATGTTGTTCTCTTACAGGTGTAGAACAATGTGTAACATCTCTATCACCCTTTCTTGTTACTGCTTTACTCGACATCTGACTCTCTCCTTAATAGTTCGTGTAATTTATTATCAAACTCTTCAATCATTTTATGATCTTCTTCACTATGTGGTGAAGGTGGATACTCTGGGTTATATTTTAACAATCTATAAAACTTATCTGGTATATCATCAAAGTTATCATATTCAATAATACTCTTATCAAACATTTTTATTCTATATGAACCTTTCATTTTAATCCTTATTTAAGTGAATTTCTTCACCATAAATTTCAACATTATCAGATACTCTTGTTACTTGTTTACCACTATAATTTTCAGATACATCACTTGAGACTGATTCTGATTTACTTGAATTATAAGTTTCTGTAACAGATCCAGTTACTGTTGTACCTTTTGTTCCTCCAACACTTTGTGTAAAGTTTACATTACAAGTTTCTGATTGATTCTTATGAACCGTTATAGTATTGTTACCATGGATAGTTTCATATTTGTTTCCATTAACTTGTACTTTCCAGTTTCCTTTTATGTAAGTATGACAATGACTATCAATAGTAAGATTACAAGTTCCTTTTATATGAACATTATCATCACCAGCTATAATTGTATAGTTATTTCCAACTACTCTTGTTGTCTTTATACCAGCTTTATCTATTTCATAGAATGTTCCTGTTTTATGATACTCATGTATTCTTTCATTGTGTGTAGTATCATCAAATTCTTTTATATGTCCACTCTGTGTAGCAAATACATGATTGTTTGGATAAACAGCTGCATATGCACTAGGAGGTTCATTCCATGTGTAATCTGTTTCCCAATGTTTACCAGCTGGATCCATCATAGCGGTTGGAACTGATAATGATCTACCATTATTCTTTGATGCAATTACACCATGAGCATTATTAGCATCATTACGAGCCAATCTATTTGTATCTGGTTCGTGTGCAACTGTTGGATATCTTCCTTCTGGATCATTA